ACTGCCCTTGAGTTCGCACCCGTGGCTAGAATACCTTGGGTCAAAAACTTTCTTAGAGGTAAAACAAAAGTACCAGCAGGGTTACTAAAAAGTCCTAGCGTTCGTCGCGAAATAGTTAAGGGATTTGCTGCTGAAGGATTCACGGAAGCTGCACAGGGACAGTTACTGGACAGTCTAGCTAGGGCCACGTTTGATGATGACCGTGAACTAATGTCATGGGATGTCCTGCGCCAAAGGTTCAATGAGTTCGCCGTAGGTGGTGTCGTTGGTGGCGGCACGAGTGGTGGTATTGCGACTGTACAAAAAGCAGCACGTGGTGAGCTATTCAAGCCGAAGGAAACAAAAGAAGTCCAGACGGACGGGATGACAAAAGAAGTCTTTGAGATTACTTACACGGATAAAAACACGGGTAATGAGGTAAAGGGCATAGAGATTGACGCAGAAAACCAAGAGGAAGCGATAAGGATAGCAGGAGAACGTCTATCTGAATTGGCCTTTGAAGGCACTATCGTTGCACGGCCTAAGCCACCACCTACGGGCGGTGCTGCCGATGATGAGGTTGAGACTCAGCCTGAGCCAGGTGTTACTGTAGAGGATGAGCCTACCGAAGTTGTTGCTGAAGAAGTAGTTGCTGAAGAGGTCATACCCGAAGCAGAACAAGCGGAACTACAGGAGGAGTTACAAGAAGAAGTATCAGAACCTGCACCAGCCCCCGAACCTGCACCTCAACCAGAACCCGTTCAGGAGGTTGACTCCGAGGCAGTCAAGGAACAACAAGATACTATTGATGATGCTGATTACAATATCGCTAACTTGCAGTCAGAGATAGAGATTGAGAAGAGCAACATCAAGGAGGCTAGAGCTAAGAACAAACAAGAGATTGCTGCTGTTCGTAAGTCCAAACTACCCAAGGAAGAGAAGACCGAAAAGATAGAGGACCTCAAGGCATCGCTCCAGGACGAAGTCGATGACATGAACGGAAACATCGGCATCTACAAGGAAGAGATGTCCGGGTTCAAGAAGGATCTACGAAAGGCCAAGAAAAAACTAGCTGGTCTACAGCCTGAAGTAACAGCCGGGGCTGCGCCTGTAACAACTCCGCAAATTAGTGAAGTGTCAGATGCTAACGATACTTTGAGGGTTGGCACTGCTAAACTAGGCACAAAAGCTAGGCCAGTAACAACAGAAAATACATCTAATATTGATTCTTCTATAGTGCCTGATGACATACTACAGCGTCAAATGGACTCCGTTGATTACGATCATCTTCCTGATGATATTCTTAATGAAAAAGATCCTAAGGTTAAGTACGAAAAATTAGTTACTTACATTGAAGAAAACTTGTTGGCTTTGCACGACTCCTTCCCTGCAGAATTAAGGGCTAGAGCTACACAATGGTATGATGGAGCTAATAAAATTGCTAATGATTTAGCCAATAGATACAATCTAAATCCAGAACAAGTAGCTGGCGTTATGGCGGTATTGAGTCCGCAAAAGGATTGGTTCATGAACGTTGCTCAGGCCGAACAGGTAATTCATACGTTCATAAATTATCAGAACTTTGAAATATCTGGAGACGCTATAGATCAAACTATACAAGAAATTATTGATGCGGCAGAAGCTCCTATTGCTCGAAAAAGAAAAGCTAAAAAAGGAGAAACCAAAGAAGAGATTCAAGCCAGAAAAGATTATAATAAAAGTATAGATCAGAAGGCAAAGGATGACAGGGCAGCGATCATCAATGGTATTCGTGGTAAAACAATTAATGAATTAAACCAGGACAAGTCAGATGAAGGTCAGATTCTTACCGGTTGGGCTATAAGAATTATATCGCAGACGGAGTACGGAAGATATTATAATATTCTTAGCCCAGAAGGAAACGCTCTTGGACCTCAGGTAAAACTTGACGGTACACCTTCACTGAACACATGGGGTTCTATAAGAGAAATTACTAAATCTATTTCTATAATTGAAAATGGATCCATTGATAATATCTCGGAGCAACTTGGAAATAAGCATAAGGTTAGAAATTTCTTTAACAATATAGTAGCACCCAATAGCCCACAAGGAGATGTGACTATCGATACTCATGCGGTAGCGGCTGGTTTACTTATGCCCTTAGGCGCAAGTGCCGTACAAGTCCATCATAACTTTGGAGGTCGGAGAATTGCAAACAAACCCGGCCAAGGAATAAATGGAACTTATCATATTTTCTTAGAGGCGTATCGTCGTGCGGCTGCAAAACGAGGAGTGCAACCAAGACAGATGCAATCAATAACTTGGGAAGCAGTAAGAAAACTGTTTCTCCCTAGTGATAGAACAAAATCTAATGTTGACAACATAACTAAAAAATGGAAGAATTCAAATAACAATGATCAAGGTAGACAACAAATCATCGGAGGAAAAGTTCTTAGACCAGATTGGTCAGGAGATAGCGGACGACCTGAAGTGGTCACAGAAGACCTACCAAAAGCTGGGAATCAAAATGTCCTTGGAGGAGATTTACAATTTCGAGGTCGAACCCTCGGACGAGACACCGCAGGAGTAACGGCACAAGCCGCACCTGTAGAACCAGGTGATACAACGGAGATACGTTCAGTAGTCCGTGACGCGATGAAGATTCGCGTTATAAATCGTTACTTTACAGAAACGCTAGTAGAGGACGGTGTCTACGAGACTGGATCCTTAGAAGAAATTAACGAAAAGGTAAGTGACTTTGCATTACTAAAGGAAGCTGAATACCTCTTGGACTTTGCTGACACCCCACAAGAGAAAGGCAAGGTTCAATCTTTGATAGATACGTTAAAGGCTATACGGGCAGAAGATACAAGACCTCGGACGAAAATCGATGAAGAGATTGAAGCGTTTGCACCCTTTGGCAAAAGTATTACAAGCAGACAAGAGTTAAGGGACTTTGTATTTAGCTTTTCTCCTATAGCAGAGAAACTTGGTTTTAAAATTAAGCCTAGAAGGTCAGGACATGAAGCTAGATTTTCTTCTAACAACAATGCTGTAGAAATAGTTTTTCCAAAGCTGTATCGAAGAATATCAGAATCTCTGGATTTGCAGGGTGGAGGCAGAAAAACAGGCACTGGTTTTGTTACTGCTTTGATGCGTGAAGAAATTATTCACGGAACCATGAATCAAGTATTGATAAAAAAGGGGATAAAAGATACTCTAGCCTGGTATGAACAGCTTGGCAGAGATTTAACTCAGGCTCAAAGGGATGAAGTCAACGATATTTATGGCATAGAAGTAGGCTATAAGGGACAAGAAGATTTTGGTTATGGCACTGAATTCGCACGGATGATTATACAGCGCGGCTTGTATGGCAACGTAACCGAGGCATTTACTACTTCAAATAAAGGGACGGCTTATGATAAAATGGTAGCACTGCTCAAGTCAGTCCAAGCCTACATAACTAAGGCCCTAAAAGGTGAAGTGACCACAAACCCTGAGGCTGCGGGAGTAATCATGGAAGCGGCAAGGCTTCTTCAATCAGTTGATCCAGAAGCTAGATTAGTAAACCAGAAGGTCGTAAATGATTCATTAGCTTTTTCGGTAGATGTAAGTCCAAATGCTGAGGTTACCTCAGAGCAAGTTGCTGAGTCCGGCAAACCACCAAGCGAAAAGAAACTTAACATTAACTTTGCTAGGAAGTATCTGCTCACGGTTAGTTCGTTGCTGAACTCCATTCACCCTAGACTAAAGAAACTTGTTAGGGATTACTACGGTGCTATACAGGGAGAGGTGCTGGACTATCAAAAGCGGGTGGCTCCATTCTTCAAGAAGTATCGCGGCATCAAGAACGCCGAGGACCGGAAGAGACTGAAGCAGTTACTGTCATACAGCCCAGTAGAACAAGAGGGCGTGGATCCTTTGATCGAAGAGAGGGACGCGTTACTTCGTAAGTATGATTTGTTCAATGACTATCAACTAGAGATACGCCCTGTCCTTAATGAGCTATACAATAGGTTAGGCAACGAAGGTATTATGATAGGATTCCTTGAGCAGTACTTCCCTCGCTCAATCAAGGATCTCGACAAGGTGAAGAACCGTGCAGGTAAAGAACTCAGGGATGCGTTCCGTGAATTTATCAAGGCACGAAACGAAAGAATAGAAGAGGCACGAACAAGAATTGAAGCGGGTAATCCACGTCCTGGGGATGTAGAACTATCTAAGGAGACAACTATTCAAATAGGTAACGAGAAGACCGCTGCACTGGAGGCGCAGCAGTGGGATCAATTTACACGAGGCTTCAACTCAGAAGGAAGAAGAAACCTCCCGGGTAACTTTCTATCAAGAACTGAGGAGTTAAACGTTATACCTGAAAACCTACTGGACGCTTACGAGGATCCTGGTGCTGCCATGGAGCGATACATTTACAATGCTGTAACGGCCATACAGACCACTCGACTCATGGGCAGTAAGTTTGCTAACGTGCCTGAGGGACTCAAGGTTCCACCAGCAAGTGAGCTAGGTTTACTTATACAGGAACTAAGGGCCAACGGAGAGATCTCGATGGAGGATGCCGACGGCACTGTGCCTGATATATTCGCCATGATACTCAGCCCGATGCAGGTTGAGAATATGTTCTTTCAATTAGCGCGGACCTTTGGGTACGGGACCCTCCTAGTAGAGTTCACGTCAACACTGTCTCAGTTATACGACCTACCGTTTATCATGCTGGACAACGGTATCTTTGGAACTGCGGTTGCGATGTTCGGACCCAGGCTCAAGGGTGATGACTTCGGTATTGACACACAGCAGGTCAGTGCTGAGTTCGCTTCAGATAATAGAGTCCTAGAGAAGGCCGTCCGTGTTGGACTCCGGGCTACTGGGTTCACGAAACTGGACCAGGTAATGAAGGAGACTAACCTGACTGCTAACTACAACCGTTACAGAAAGTTAGCTCGTGGGTATTTCAAGGATCGTAATTCTGCTAACTCTAAGAAGTTTGTAGCTGAGTTAACTTCTATGGGCTACAGCGAGCAGGAGCAGACACAGCTTATTGCGGATCTCAAAAAAGGCGACAGGGACTCAGCCTACATTCGCACGCTGTTGTTCAACAAGTTATCCGAGACTCAGCCGTTGACAAAAGCTGAGATGGCTCTGGGCATTGTAGGTAACCCGAACCTAAGATTTACGGTGGCGATGAAGTCATTCATGATCAAGCAACTTAACTTTGTTAGGGACCGTATGATTAATGAATTCATTGATGGCGTAAGGACTGGTGACGCAAAGAAAATAAGGAAGGCATCGAATGACATGGCCTTGCTGATGACCTTCATGCTTTTGATAGGATTACCAGTGGACGCACTCAAGGACTTCTTGGCCGGTAGACTAGGCTACATGAGTGACTACCTGTTCAACGGCGTATTCCGTATTGCTGGTGTCAGCAGATACACAGCCTACCAAGCTCGCAAGGAGGGTGTAGGACAGGCTGCATTTGATTATGTTACACCGGTTGCCATCCAGCAGTTCGTTGATATGACCAGCGAGGTGGGTCGTGTTGCAAGAGGAGAACGTGCAATTACAGAGAGTAAGTTCGTTACACTACTGCCGTTCTCAGATGTGATAAATAGAATCTTTGGCTTCCAAAAGGGCCGTGAACGCAAGGAATATATGCGTAGAGTAAGGGAGGGCGAGCGTCCCTTCATAGTACCGCCTGGGGCTTTATAGTAAAAGGGGCTGCCCCGGAATAACACGGAACAGCCCCCAAGGACTAAACAAAAGTGCGGACCATGAAAAAACCGCACTGCGCCTAGGATTACTCCTTCGGCTTACCTTGTATTTATACTATGAACCAACTAACACACGAACCATTTGTGTGGTAGAATAATTATAACATAGGTGTCCTATGTTTTCTGTCAAGAGGAATGCTCCAGCCTGTGGCAATTTGCACATAAAAGTTCGCACTTCTCTAGCTCCCCAATGAATTGCTTTTGAGTCCCTGTTCTTCGATATTGAGTAATCGGTCTAACTTTTTCGTGTCCAGGCAGGTGATGGCAGTCGAACTGAACTGCCTTGCCTGTGAATCCACACTTTTTGCAGACATATCCACCGAAAAAATCCTCAATGATTTTATGGTAACGAACTGTCCGCTTCTGGGATGGGGTCATATCAAATGAACTGCGAGTAATCCTCCATCTGCTGAGTGCCTTTGTTAAAGAGTATCCGGCCTTGAGTGTATCCCATGCCCTCTCTCTGCTTGGCTAGAGTCCAGCGGACGTAGTCAGTCCCCTGTTCCCTCTCTGATAGTGTCTGCCACAGGAATATAATACTGTCAGCGTCCTGCTCCAAGGCTCCACTCTCACGGAGGTCGGACATGATAGGTGATCGGTCATCCCTTTCGGATTCACGGTTCACCTGCGCCAGTAACAGAACAGGTATGTCAAGATCCTTGGCGAGTAGCTTTAGCTCACGGCTGATCTCTGCGACCTGTTGCTCTCTGGATATGTTCTTGGACATGGGCTTTATCAGCTGGCAGTAATCAATAATGATTCCATTTACGTTATGCTTTCTGTGCATACCTCTGGCCGTTGCAAGTATGTGGTCCAGTCGATAGACGTTGTCACGGATCCAGCAGTTCCAACTCTTCACGGTTTCGGTAGTCTCACGCAGTGTCTGCATCTTATCCTCCGGGGCTAGCCCGTCCTCAAACCTACGCATATGTAGACCTGACTTGATGCTGAAGATGCGCTTCATTATCTGGCTAGCACCCATCTCAAGATTGAAGAGAAGCACGCCGTTGCCAGTCGTGCATACGTTCTTCAAGAAGTTCAAGGCGTAAGCAGTCTTACCGCACCCTGGCCGTGAAGCTAGGACGCACAGCTGACCTGATCCGTAGCCGTTTCTGTATAGGACATCGTCAATGGATTGAATGCCAGTCCGCAGGTATCGAGAGTAATCTACTTTACCTGTAACATCTTTAAATGTTTGATCAACAATAGTTTGTAGAGTATCTCTAGTAGGAGTCAAAGAGGATATGGAGTCACACTGACCCTGTATAGAAGTAAGGATCTCCTCGGAGTCCTTACCCTCCTGTAGGCCGTCCTTGATTATGAGGGAGAGACGATGAAGGTTCCGTGTCCTATGGGATTCCACCATGTCATCAGTGAGTCCCTTGAAATGCAACTCGCTGAGTCCCGCGTCATGCGTGGACCAGACTGAGCTAGCATCGAGTCCCTTCTGACCCTTGGACATATCCGTGAACAGGGACATCGTGCCAAGGATAACTCCCTTGGAGTCCAGCTTGCACATAGTCTCCCACATTGTGCGGGTGTCGTGAGCCGTAAAGAAGTCA